TTCTGAACAAATGACTTTATAAAAGACTGATCTGTGTTTCCATTCAGGGATTCAATAAAAGAAAGCATTTGTGATGTTAGCTCGCCCATACCAAGACCTAAGCCTGCTTTTTTAATATTCTTTTTTCTTTGCCTATTAGACTCTTCATCTTTACCAGTCATCAAACGGCACACAACCTCAATCTTTGTTTTAGGAAGTGTAACCTTAAAAGTATTGTGTTCCACCCATGGAATATCCTCACTGGCTTCTGTTGTTCTAGTGATCTCAGGAATAAGGTATGTTTCTTTACTCTTTGCCCCACAGTTAGGACAGTCAATAGCTACATCATAGTCTTCTCCGTAGCCTGTTACTCTTGCCGCTATTAGAATAGCATTCTTATCGCCAATTAACAGACTTTCTGATCTAATAGACTTATCTACCAGAACACTGTCTATCAAGCGATCTAGGACAATACCCTTGCGAATAAGTGATTCTGATGTTAAGATATCTTCTTCCTTGGCAGTCATGTGACGAATCTCTACAGAAGTCTGATTATATAGTGGATGTCCTTGTGGATAACGAACTCCTTCTGAAGGCAAGTCAACAAATTCTGTTGGGTTTGTCCAGGAAAAAGATTGATCGTTACTTTGCTGCGCAACAGGGGCAGCAGACACCTCTGGGGTATCTGCGCCCAAGTTGGCAGTTGTTCGTTTATTATTTCTAGCCATGTTATAGATAACCTTTCTGTGATAACTATTGTATCACATCATTTGTTGTTTGTTTACCCGTTCGGATTAGCGTTAGGATCGGCCGTGCTATTACCCTCTGAGTTTGAGTTGGCTACTTGTGAATCTCTCACTGTTTGGGATGGATCAACTGCGCCTGACTCACGGAGTTCAGCCCAATCATATGTAATCTCAATAGTGATCTGTGAAAGGTCTTCACTACCATAATCAAGATCACCGTAGGTTACTTTAGATAGGAAAGCATTTTTAAGTTCCCATCTTTCTACGGCAGTTGCGCCATCGCCTGAAAGCTGCTCAATAACACAACCCTCTAGAGTGGTAACAGCAATGTCCTTGGTCATTGACTGTTGTGAGTCTGAGGGCTCGGTTGGATATTTGTAGCCCGCATTCTTGATCTTATTAAGGAGAGTTCTTGCAACATCAGGATCTACTGGATCAACCAGTGTAACACTGATAGGAGAGTCCCAAGTCACTCGCCCAGGGTACCTAAAGGTGTGATTCAAAAACTGATGCTCAATTGTACTAACTGTCACACCAGGCTTGCTTACAGTTTTAATGGTGTAAGCTGGAATACCTCCGATGCTAAGTATAAACCTAAATCCTCTTTTTGGATCTGATTTTTGGTCTGCAAAGAATGCCATTATTTATTTCTCCTTGTTATTATATATCTCTTAGTCCGCAAAAGAAGCACCAGATCTTGCAATACTAAAGTCTATTGCAAAGAACTCGGCAGTTCTAGTTGGTTTAATGAGAACCTTAGCATAAATGATATTACGATCAATTAGGTCTGGTGTTGTTGTTGACTCATCTAAGATAAGTCGGAAATCGTCAATCCCAAGATTTGATTGCACACCTCTAAGGATTGGTTCTGCTTGCGCAATGAAACGATTCCATGTTTCTTTTCTGTTTGCAGCAAACAATAGCTGACTTGCAACTCTACTGATTTCTCTCTTGACAAAGATCATCATGCGTCGTACATTAACTCTATCAAGTGCCGATGGAGTTGTTTGTAGTGTCTTCTGACCGAAGATTACAATACCCTCTGCTGGGAACTTGGCGATTGGGTTAATGTTGGCTGCGTAAAGGTCATCACGATCTTTTGATGTTAGTTTCTTAGTTACATCAATAACTGGAAGACCACCTGCACCATCTGACAAGCCACCACGCTGGAGGCCAGCAGGAGCAAACCATGGTGCGCCAACACGATCTGTGAAGGACATGGCACCTAGTGCTGGGATTGATGGTGGCAACCACAACAACTGGTTTGTTCTGGTGTCACGAGTGCGAACCCATGGGTAGTATGCTGCACCATAACTGGTGTTGAGACTACGAAGAGTTAGCGTATCAACAGCATTTTTGACTGTTGTTCCTGCACGAGTTTGATAGTTACTTGTGTTCTCTGTTACTGGTGAGTAAACACCCTCCAGATCCACGATAGCAAGCATATCACCACGATCTTCAGCTATGTCTAGCATCTTGTCCGTTACTTGTGCCTTTGTAATGCCAGGAACAACCAAAAGGTTACCCTGTACATCCTCTGGGTCACGTACTAAGTCAAGTCCTCTAATGACTGAGTGTAGTGCGTAGCTAGTTGTTTCAACAGTTCCCATTCGTGTATTGTTGAATGGCTCTGCTTCTTTAATGTTTAGTCCATCATGTCCGCCGTGTAGGACGGTTGTGAAACTATCATATCCCTGATCAAGCACGGCCTTGTAAGATCCAGTTCCCTGGCTTACTGTGCGAGCACCGCTAGTTGATATAGCACCTGCGGTGTATGAGAAGCCACCCTTGCGCAAGCCAGAAGCATGTTTTGCCTCAAGCGTTTTGCCTGGGATTGGGCCAACATCATCTAGGGAGAATACAAAGGAGTGCATTCTACCTGCTGAGGTGGCTGAAGTAGTGCCAGCCTGTGCTAGTGCTGGCTCATCGTCTGCATCAGCATTTACCTGAGCCAAATCTAGTGCGGCTTCAGCCGTGTAACCTTTCAATCCTCTACTCAATGAGCGCTGGATGTCAAGGACTTCCTCGTTAAACTTAGGATCTGTTGCTGACTTGCCTGTGTAAACACCAAAGTGAGTTACCTCTTTGCTGTTTGGTGAGCCGTAAGATGAACTTGCGACTAGTGGCAACTCTGGGAAGCGAATACTTGCAGTCATGTTGACCACCCCTGTATCAACCAAAACAGTTGCAGGTACCTTAGCGAGAGAGTGTCCCACTAATGAACCAAATGTAGCTGCGCCCGCTCCATCAATGATTGAGTGTACGCTGCCGCCCGCTGCTGTGCCACCTTCGGCTTTGCCGTATGAGCTAAAGCTTGTTGAACCACTGTGGAAATCAACGTCACGATACTTGACTGGGCCAAAGAAACCGAATGGAAGGAGGCGCTGATCAGTCTGGGCTCTTGCAACATCCTCATTCACAACTACACGAACGTAGTCTGATTGGTTGCCGAACTCACCGTAGGATCTATTTCTCTTCTCACTTGTGTCATACACCTCGTGCTGATCACCAATACGACGTGCAATGTAATTTTCTGAGGATGGGTTTAGATTCAATCCTGAGAATCTTTCTAATACTACCTGCCTATTATCTGTGTCGTCTAAGCGACGAAGCACAACATCAAAAGTGCCATATGGATCATCATTTGTTGTAGATGCTTTGACGTTCTGGATAGAAATTTTAACTTCTCTTTGTGTGGATTGTCCAGATAAGAGGGCTTCCAAACGGAACAATCTCTGCTGTGATGCCGCAGCATATGAGCTACTCATAGTTGTCAAATCTTGAGAGATGAACCAACCTGTTGTTGCCTTTGTGGCAGAAAACATGAAGTCACCATGCTCATTAGAGGTTGCTTCTGCGCTCTGCATAGGTAGCAAAACACCACGCATTTTATTACCTGTATATACGGTGCCTGTGACAAACATTTCACGGAAAGTACTTCCTTGAGCAACTCTCTTTTCAAATGACTCGCCCAAAACATAATTGACACGACTTGAGCCATCAGCTAGTGTTGCTGTGGATACATTGTCATTTACTAATGTTGGGTTTGTGTTGAATACTTTACGAATAAAGCGGTCACTTGTCTCGTTGAAGTTAAACAGAATTTTTTCTGTTGGGCTATCAACGTCATCATTACCAGCAGGGTTGACCTGCATAGTAAATTCACCGTTTGCGTCAGATTCAATCATTGTACAGCCAGAGGCTACTCGGTTTCCACCCGCTGCGGTTGCGTGTGGTCCTGCACCGCTAAGAATAAGACGTCCCTCTTCAACGTAAAAGATAGCAGCCAATGTGCCCGAAAGACTTCTTGCAGTAGCTGGGTTAGCTGGTAGTGATGCTGATGGGAAGACAAACAAGCCGTATGCCCCTTGAGAGCTATTTGATGTATCAATGCCAGCAAAGTCATAACCTGCTGCACCAAGTGCTGTGTTTCCAGCAGTAGCTTCTGGGTGTTGTTCACCCACCAAGCGAACAATAGTTGCTGCATTATTATTGCGTAGCCATGCTTGAGCAGCATATGATGCATATGTTGGACCTAAGATGGTGTTTTTTCTGAAAGCATCATCTGTTCCATTACCATTGCCTGCTTGAGCATCGCCGAATAATTGCACGAACTCGTCATACGAGCTAACCGTAGTAGGCTTAAATGCTGGTCCTTTAGCAGTTCTACCAATAATAACAGGGCCAATCTCCGCTGGCGATTTAGGAATTTGTGAGTTATCTATTTCTGAGGTAAAAACCCCTGGAGAGATAAACTTGAATTTCTTCTCGGACATTTATGAATTTCTCCTCTAAAGCGTGTATGTATCCAATCTTTCTTGCGCTCGGATACAATATAAGTAGTTTGAAAAAATGCTAAAACACCAGACGTCTATTTATCTTCTAATTTTGTTTTTTTCGTCTAGGTGAAACGGTATTTCATCCCCAAGAATGGCTCGCTCTCGTTTGATTGTAACTTCGGCTGGTGTTTGTTCTATCCTTACTGCGGATTGAATCTTCTCTTCGGTTAGGATATATCCCATAACCTCTATATTGATCTTAGTTGTAAAAATTCTTTCTTCTGTGCCAAGCGAGCCTACATTATTATCCTGCGAGAAAGATCCTTGAACAAAGGCCTCATAGCGATGACCCTCATGTTCTAGGATAAAATAATTTCTTGTACCACCTGCTAGCATGAAGTGGCTAGCCATTTCATTCATCTGCTGAATAAACTCTGTCCTTAGTGTTATTTCGTATCCAACACTGAGATAAACAGGTGCTGGAATAGAATAAATATCATACACAAACCGCTTTGTTTCTCTTGGGAATGTTTTACGATTTTTATCTTCCTTTGAGTGAGATCTTCTGATAGAGTCTGCATTTGCACGCAAAGCTGTTTTTTCCTGGTTAACCTTGACAGCTAATTTGATTCTATCATATCCACTATTCTCTGGAATAGGAGCGTAGTACTTACCTCGTTTAGATACATCTTTATCAATAGTAGTTCTTGCAACAGCTATCAACGGATACACTAAAGTATCCTGCCTGCCGTCGCTATCATCACGAATGTCAGGAGTTGTTTTCATCATAGCAACACGTTCTTGTGTATTGAAAAAGACTGGTACTACTTTATAGCCCTCATTAGTGTCAGCACTAATATTTAAGTCCTTGACATAATTAAACAAAGCTGTATCAATTGTCTCTAGTGTAGAGGTTTGAATGGGCAACGGGCTGTTCTGATCACGAAATTCTGTTTTCTTTGGCATTATGGTGTACCCTCAAATAATCCTTTTCTTGCTCTTCTAACTGATGCTGCTATTTCTACCTTGTGTCCATCAAGACCAGAATCTTGCCCAAAGATATATCGTGGCTCAGCTAGCTCTACTATCTCATAGTATTTGTTATCGTACTGGATGTAATCACCAACACGAACAAATAAATCTTGATCCTCTGTTAGTCTTCTTCGGTGAAATAATATAGTAGCATTATCTAGACGATCAACCCCGAACTCCTCAGACGTTGTATTAGATCCTTCGTACTGCACTAAAACATGAACATGAACTGGAGGTAAGAATACCTTTCGTATAGCTTCACCATACAATGGATGAAAATTACTTGTCTCTACATCAATAGGAAAATATAATATTCTTTGACCAATAATCTTTTCTATAATTTCATCTGTGATTTGCTTTGTAAAATCACGTTCTTTTTTACCTACAAATAACGGCCCTGGAGGGGCACCTGGCTGTGTCCATTCATTTGACATCTATCTACCCCACGTAGATGCCATATGGCACCTTTTGTAATGTTTCATTAACCGAGTTCATTAGAGAGGCATCACCCTCTGATAGTTTGACATATGTCAATTCATCTAGTACAGTCTTCAATTCATCTCTGAGAGCATTTTGTTCTTCCTTGCCCTCTGAAATTAGTGCGGCACCATTAAGAGTAACATCGTTGCCTGGTATTGGTAAAGAACCTAACTTAGATCTTATTTGACCCAAGGTTTCTTTACATAGGGCTAATGCAAAACGCCTAATCCATTGTTTACCAATACTATTAATATTAGCGTATGGTACATTAGGGAATGGTAGTGTGTTCAGATTATTCACTCCATCTGAGCCATATTGACGATCTGACTCTTCATCATAAGCCTCTGTAGAACTAAGTCTAAATTTAACATAAAACTTAGCGGGTGAGCTTGTGTCTGGTATAGGAAATATTCTTAGTCTATTGTTTATAATTTCATAAGAGTAATGAGAAGATCTCATCTTTAGGTTATTTTCATAAGCGCTTGCTTGTAGTTCGTGCTGCCACACTGGAACTAATTCAAACGTGCTATCATCAGAATACATACCATAGGCCTGCAAGTTACCAACCATACCATAGGTGCCACCACCAAAGAACCTCCAAGCTGAACCAGGAGTTCTATAGTATACTTTCTCAATTAGGATTCTGTTATTACCTACCGCACCTGTAAACGCTGCGCCTGCTGCACTGCCATCTATAGAAGATGCTGATATCAAAGTCTGTAAATCATAATCTTGTTGGTCCGACACAGTATCAAATGATGCTGAATATATTCTTTCGTTTTGCCCTAAACCAATTTGTGATGCCACTGAGGACGCCACATGGCGAGCATATTCTAGGGTTAGTTTGGTAAACTTCATGTTTGGCTTTATGTTAGTGTCATCTCTATACGCACTAAATTCGCCATCTTCGTCAAATGATCCAGTTGCACCGCCAATCATATCTGCTAGTACGTTTTTAGCCTGGTGGGTATTGACGATATATGAATATTCTAAACAAGACTCTTCATATGCTTTATAAACATTTGCTGGTTGAAGTTCTATATCTAAAACATTACCACCTAATTTTCCATGGACATAAGATACTTGATCTACGGCCCCACTAACAAAGGGCGCTGAGCTATAAATTCCAAACGCTAGAGAACTTACAACATCTGAGTGTGTCCCTGTTGTGGGTAAAACCAGCGCACTTACTGTGCTTGATGGACTTAAATCTGTTGGCATTCATTTGTCCTCCTGCAAAGGTTATTAAGCAACTCTTTATAAATAGGTTGCTCTTAGTGTCTTTTACAACATAAAACAAAAGCCGCCCCGAAGGGCGGCTAATGCCGTACTATCTGTACACTTGGTGACTATTAGTCAATCAAATGCAAGCAGACAACGAGACCGTACATGTCAGGACGTACCATCTTCTTAGCGTAACGGGTCATAACACCCTTACGTGGTACGAAATCTTCAGTACCAAAGATGGTTGGCGTGACTTGTAGTGGCACATATGGAGCATACACATAGCCGCTTTCAAGGAAGCTATTGCCACGACGACCAACTAGGACCACGTTACGTGGGAAGTATGGATCAACCATGACGTCCATCTTGCGACTTAGGGTTCCTGCTCTTGATGCACCCCAGCTACCACTGTTAGCTTCTGAATCGCCTGCAACGTCCGCACGGAACCCGCTGGTGAACTCAAGAATAGCTGCAACTTCTGGTGAGCAAACTACGAAGTTTGCACCGCCACGAAGCGTTTTACGGTGGATGAGTGATGAAACGTCATTGATTGACTCAAGGAGTGTTTCATACCACTCGCTGACTGTACCTGTGAAGTCAGGGGCAAGACTTGTTGTAATGTCTTTGCCAGTCTCACGGTTTACGAATTGACCTGGGCGACGGCTCCAGTAACGAGTACCAGCAGTTGCGCCATTGACAAGATCACCAAGGATCTCTTGGTCAATTTCAAGACCGATGTGTTCGGAAAGAACGCTTGTCAACTCAACTTCAGCGTCAAGGTTATGATATGCGTTCAAGTCCTGTGCAAGCTCTGGGCTCCACTTAGCTTTGAGCTTACGGGTGTTAGCCGTGACGGCCACTGAATCAATCTTAAGATCAATTTCTGGGATGGAACGTTCGGCTTCTAGTCCAAGACCACTGCTACCTGCACGAACAGCACCAGTGCCTGTACCAGTTGTGTAGACATCATCCTTAGCGAATGTAATTGTCTTGCTGGCACCTTCAGTAGCGCTTGCACCGAAAACAGCCAATGAAGCGGCTGCTGAACCAGTGTTTTGGAGGACAACCAACAAGTTACTCTCTGAACCTGAAAGGGGATCAAGCTGCGTCAAGCGACGAACAAATGAACCCTCAACAGTGTCGTGGTGAAGAGTAACAAGGTTTCTCATTGACATGTTGGTTGGCTTGAGAAGAGTAAAGATTGAAACGACTGAACCTGAAAGATCAGGGTCAAAACGTAGCAACTTGTTAAAGTCTTCTGCGGTTGAACCATAGTCTGTGTCCAACATTTGGATTTCACTAGCTTGTGTTGCTGATGCAGTACCGTGTGCAATTCGTGAAAGAATGCCAGCGGCTGAGCCAGTGTGTTGTGAGTAACCTGTGTTTAAGTTGTAAAGACCACGCTCTTCCTTGAGTGGGTCAGCACCTGCATTGGCACCATCGGCAAGTTGGATACCCTGACGGATACCTGAACCGACACGACCACCGCCATAAATTGACTGGTCAGCCTTTGCACCTGCTGCTAGCCTGTCTTCGCCTGTGACTACACCTGCACGGTCGCCACTGTAAACAAAGTCTAGGAAGAAGATAAGACCACTTGGTAAACTCATTGGTTGCACGGAAACAAGATCCTGTGCGATAAGACCGCCGAAAACACGACGGACGATTGGGAATGCAACGGCAGCGAAACCTTCAACGTCTTGTGCGCCAAGTGTACTTGACTCTTTAAGAAGTTGGGCAGCTTGGTTCTCAA